CTTCCGGCTTGTAAGCGACATTCAAATCCTTAAATGATTTCATTTCTTTGCCTGTTAATTTATTGAACAACATTATACAATCGGCGTGTTTTGCCATACCGTAGAAACTTGCTATCAACACACGCCGTCTTTTTCTCGATTTTACCTCGTGCATTTTTCGGGCAAACTTCCGCTTGATGCGCTTGCGCAGGCGTACATGGTCGGGATAGATGACATATCCCAGGAAGTCAATACCCTCGTCCACGGGGAACACGCGCTCGTTGGCTTTCACCGTGAGTCCGATTTGTTCCATTTGCCCGTGGACGGCATCACGAATCTTCCACAATTCCGATTTCGCTTTACCGAGCACGACCCCGTCATCGCAATAGCGGTAGAAATGGCGGACGCCGTACCTGTCCTTCAGATAATGGTCTAAATACACAGACAAAAGCAGGTTCCCCAACCCCTGCGACGAGCGCAGTCCGATGCTGATGCCCTGCGGCATCATGCGCACGAACCCGTCGAGCAGGCCAATGAGTTTCCTGTCCTTGAACACCCTCCGGACGCAGTACATGAGGAAGTCCTGGTCGATGCTCTCGTAGAACTTCGAAATGTCGAACTTGTAGCAGTACTGTGTCCCTTCGGGGTCTTCCTTGATGTCCCGGCGGATATACGCGAGCAAGTCGTGCATTCCCCGGTCCTTGATGCTTGCGGAGGTGGTACGTATGAACCGTTTTTTCAGATGTCTGTCCACGACTGCCATGATAGCATGGACAGCGATGCGGTCCTTCATGGTGAGCACTTGGATGCGTCGCATCTTTCCCCCCTCCATGATTGTCCGCTCCCTGTAGCCGCTCACTTTGAACGAGCCGTTGGCAATCCGTGTGGCGAGTTCGGTGATGACCTCCTCCTGATGGGCAAGAAGGGTTCGTCCTTGGCGAGAGCGTTTTCGCTTCTTGCCACGGAGTACCTGTTTGAAAGACTCCGCCATGTTGGCGGGGTCCACGATTTCCTCGATGATATGACCCTCCCTGCGCATGAATAAATGTTTTACTGTTCTGGCCTTGCGGCCTTCAATCCCTGAGCCCGACTTCTTCGAATCGCCGAAGCGACCTACCAAACCCTGCCCAACGAGTACTTTTTCAGCTTTCCATCCTAATGGCTGCTGTTGCTGCGGCTCATTCCCCTCGGCTCGACGGTGGGCACACGTGCCTGGTGTCGTAGGCCGATTGAAGATATCTTCGGTTGTCTGCAAGCCGCGACCCGACATTCGTGTTCGCATTCGAGGCATCGTTATTCGCATTCGCGTACGACACACCGCCATTCGGGTTCGCGTTGTTGTGGCCACGATAAACCACACGGCTTATGGGGGAACTCTACCTTGCTGGCAAAGTTACTCAATAAACATGACTTGCAAAGACCGCCGTTACAAAAACAGCCAGACAACCGCAGCGATACCGCCTCCGACGGCCGTCATAATCCAGTCTATCCAGTCCCAGTAGCCCCCTTTGAGCTTGTCCTTGAGCTCAAGGCAGGAAGCCGCCACGACGGACGAATAGAGTGCGCACCACGGGTTCAGGGCCGCAAGTCCCACGAGCAGACCGCCTATGAGGTGCTTGTAGCGGTTGCTCTCTTTAAGAAATGAAAGAATCTTGTTCATGATGAATGAGTTTTGAAAATGTTTTGTATCTTTGCACCGAAGCACTGAGGGAATGACAACCTGGCAATTGAGTCCTAAGCGTCGCCCGATGTGCTTTTTTGTTTATATGTCGTTTATCGAATAGAGGAAATAGGTCACTTGTATAAATCCCTTGTTTCGTTTCCATACCTGTTTTGCCACATTCAGCCTTACCCATTGTCCCCGTATTTTTGCCTTGAAGTAGAAGAAACTTTCGATGCCATCAACTCTTGGATGTGTCAGCGATGACGATTCGATGAATTGAGCGTCTTTCAGCACTTCGTCGAGCGAAGCCAAGTCATCCTTTGTGAGTACGGACGAGCGTCCGAAAGTGTCGCTGAAAAGGTGTTTGTTCCCGTATGTGGTAAATCCCACCTTGATGTCTTTCCCGTCCGTTTTGAGCATTTCCGATTTCTTCAGGAGCGGTTCCATCGCATGCAGGTAGTGGGTTCTCTCGATAGCCCTTTGTGATTTTGACTTGTCCCCGGCACATCTGTGGAGCAGTTCGCACGCCTCGCATACCTGGTTATCCGGAATGAAAGCCTTCGCCAGCTTGATCTTTCCTTTTGCGATGTCACAGTCGCGGCAGCGGCTGATGGTATATGGGTTGTAGTCGGGTATACTCTTGCGTTCCTTTCCCGGGTTGAACCGGAACATCCCCTTGGTGTCGTGGGCAAGTGCCTCTTCGCCAAGTGCCATCGCCTCGTCGTGATTCGTTGCGGGGTACTTTGACTTGCGCACCTGAATGACCGTGCAGCGGCAGTTCCAGCCGTTTGGCGGATAGTAGATGTCCCAGAACGGATCGGAGGGCGGGAGTGTTACGCCGTGTATCGCGGCATGTTCCGGTCGTACCTTGCCGTCGTTCACAGTGCGATACTGCAGATGGTAGCGGTCTCCGTCCTCCATGAACTTCTCCCATTTTCCCGCCATTTCGCCGGATGCTGCCACAAAGTTGTACTCGGCCCGGAGATAGTTCCTGTTGTAGGTGCTGTCGATGCTCCGCACATCGTTCAAAAAGCGTTCGAAGGGCTTTCTATCACCGTTCTCATCGAGCATGGACGGGAACGCCTCGTTGAGCTCGTGGAACGCTTTTATGCCAGAGAACACGTAGTCGGATTGCCGGAGGCGGTCGCGCATGCGAGCGGACATCTCCACCTTCTCGAAAGAGGCGTCCAGAACGGCGGCGTGCGTGTTGATGAATCCCTGCGTTTCCGGGCTCTCGAGTATGGATATGTTCAAGCTTGCCCCCTCCTGGCGGTAGAGTGCTTTCATCATGTCGTCGAACATGCGGGTAATCTTCTCCTGCACCTCCTTATCCATGCCTTTGGAGAATGCGGCCTCATGGCCTTTGATGAGCGCGGTGTACCTCTTATGCAGCCCCACATAGTCAGTGGGGCTCAGTCGAAAAAAGGGCGTGCGTTCCGGGTTTTCTTTTTGCCCTTTTCCTGTTGGTTCTCGTCCTCCTCCTCGTCCTGTTTGTCTTCGGACTGCGGCATGACTGCCGTAGGCTGTCGGCGTTCCCCCACCGGCATGGAGTACTTTTCAGCGAAGTATTCCGGGGCCACCTCGTAGCGGTCTGCCACCATCGTCTCGTAGGCCACCTGCTGCTCGGGCGTGTAGTCCACCGCGTCATCCCACTCGAAGCGTAGTCCCCTGACGGGGAACCCGTGCCGGATCATGCGTGGGAGCAGCTGGTTGTTCACGATGTCACGGAGCATGTCCCGGTCGCTCTCCACGAGGTTCTCGAATACTTCGAGATGCGTCTGCGACTGGGAGAGGCTGGAGCCGTCCTCGATGGTCATGGTCTGCCCTATGACCAGTTTCGAGAGTTCGGAGTTCGCCCGGTCGATGCGCTTGTCATAGACATTGTATGAATCGCTCTTGCCGCTCTCCACGAACTCAATCTCCGTCTCCATGCCGGCAACCATGGAGAGTGAAGTCCCCGCCTTGTTGAGCATATCCATGAGCTTCGCCTGCTCCTTCGGATCACGGGAGGTAGTTCGGGCTATGCGCATGGGCATTCCGAATATCTCGCTGAATGTGTCCCAGAACGCGAGGGTGTTCTTCTTGGGTATGGTCTGTGTGGCCGCTTTGAGCAGGAGTCCGAGGTCGTCGGGCTGGCCCGCTTCGATGAGCCAGTCGGAGAATGGCTGCTGGCGGTAGTCGATGCCCGTTGTCCAGTCCTGCCCGAGGTCTGTCACCACCCTGCCGTATTCCGGGATAACATGCTTGCGCGGCAGGAGTGTCACTCCTGCGTAGCAGACGCATCCGTCTCCATCTGTGGTGAGGTCTCCCAGTTCGATGAGCGAGTGCCCCCAATAGATGGAGTCGAGGGCGTACTTGAGCAGCTGCTTGAACCATGCCTGGTCGAAGTAGTGCAGGGCATCCCTGTCTTCGTCCCCCGCGGCGTTTACCAGCTTGAACGAGCGGCTCATGACGAAGCCTTTGCGTTGCTCGATGCAACCCGAGAGGTGGAGGTCCACCAGTGCGTCGCGGTAGATGTCGTAGAGCCTTTGGCGGTTGGGACTGTTCACGCTGATGGCCATCTGCCATGCCGTTCGCCAGTCCTGCATGTCCTGGCGTGTAAGCGCGTCGGTGGCTCGCTGGAGGTCAATGACCATCTTCTGCACCCTTTTGCGGTCGCCCTTGGCGAGCCGGAAATCCCCGAACGGCGTGTGCAGCAGCCCGTCGTCGGTTTTCTGAGTGTATCTTTTCCTTGCCATGTTACCAGTTATGTCTAAGTTTCGGTTGCGAGCCGTAGAGTATGGATTCTCCCGTGGCATTGCCCTCCTCGTCGAGTGCGGGGGGCAAGTCGGGAATGATTTTTCCAGCCTGCACCCCCTCGAGCCACTTAATGGCGCGGTCGTAGCGTTCCTTTCGTATCTCGCTCCCCATCTTCTGCGGCATGGCTGCGCTCATGTGATAGAGCGCGATGTCGCAGGTATACATCACAATGAGCCGGTTTCGTTCTTCCCCCTCGGCCTCGAACACCGCCCCGGTGTCGTACTTGGGGCGCAGGTACCCCGCAATCTCCTCCTGGGCTTCCGCTTCTGCGTTCGCCCTGTTCTCCGTGCTGACCTGCGATATGACCTTCAGCGCGGTATCGCCGATTACGACCCTATAATCCTCCTCTGTTACGAACATATTTCCTCCTTCCTACTTGGTTATGAAGAGCGCCCGCCGCTCGATGTCGTCCACTGTCACCCCCTTGCGGAAGCGATGCCTTGCAACAAGCTCCTTGATGGTCTTTTTAGGTACGACCTTAAGCGAGCCGTTCAGGTAAATCACGAAATAGCGCATGCCGGTGAGTCCGGCGAGTTTTACTGCCTTTCGGACGGCGTGTCTGTATTTCCAGGCGAATATGAGCCTTCTGATGAGTTGTATCATGCTACCATATGTTTTTTGATGTCGGCCGTGCACCGAACATCGGTTTGAAATTTTCCTGTCGTGTGTTGCGCTGGAGGTACCAGATGGCGCCCTCGTCTGCGTCCGGTGCATCGTCATGCACACGGCTTCCGCGTTCGAGCGCCAGTGTCTGCTCGATGCCCACCTGCATGTCAGGAGAGTCCTTGAGTGCCTCATTATAGAACACGAAACCCCGTTCCCAGAGGGGAGATATCGCCTCGATGCGCTGTATCTTCTCCGGCTTCTTACGCTTGTCTGGGAGTAGCGGCAGCTGGTATCCCCGAATGTTCCCCTCGGTGGTGAACTCGTCGAGAATGATGTCCTGCATGAAGTTCGCCTCCATGAAGAATCGCACCGCCACCCCTTCGGGTAGCGACTCGTAGAGGTTGTAGAGCCAGCGCACCATGCCCGACACCGTGTCTTGACGGACATAGCAGTCTATAAGGTGGAGCTCGTTTCCTATCTTTCCCCATAGGCGTGAAGCCTTGTAGTCATTGGATGTCGTGGACTTGAACGATGGGTCTGTGTAGCACACCAGCATCTCGTACTTCGAGAGTTTGGGCATCTTCTTGAAGCGAATCCACTCGGACCGAAAGATGGTGCCGTCCACAATGGGGTTGTGCATCATCTCCTTCTCCCAGGCGCGGTATCCAACGAAGTCGCGGTATTCTCGCGCCTCCTCTTTTGTCCACTTCCCACGCCATACCGGCTCGCCGTTGCGGTCCACCGCCTTGATGACGGATACGAACACGCCCGGGGTCTTTGTAATGTTGAAGAGTACGGAGTTCTTTGAAATGAGGTTGCCGACCATAATGAATCGTCCGCGCCCCACGTCGAGTGAGCCGAAGAGGGCCTCTTTCACCCAGTCTGTGAGGTCATGCACGCGCTTCTCGTTGCGGCAGAGCTCATCGTCGTCGAGGTCGTCGATGACGATGTAGTCCGGACGGCTCTCGCGGTCGCGCAGACCTCGGGGCGATTGTCCTCGCCCGCAGGCGAGGAACTTCACGCCGTTAGCTGCCTTGAACTCTCCGTCCTGCCACGATGCGCTCCCGCGCTGCCGTCCGAAGTCGGCGATAATGCGCTGGTTGTGCTCCAGCTCCGCCTGTATGTCCCCGAGCAGGCGTATGGCGGAGTCCTCTGACTTTCCGACGATGACCATGAAGTTGATGAGCCTTTTGGGCTGGAACATTAGCCACAGTGGCATGAAGATATCGAAGTGCGTGGACTTGGCGTGTCCGCGCGGCCATTGGAATACCGCCTTGAGGTTGGGCGTGGAGCGTACCTTGCGTGCCGCCTCGTTGTGAAAGGGGGCGTTGTGTATGGTGCGTATGACCTCCCCCGTCACCTTGTCGCGCAGGGTGAGGTAGTGGGGAAAGTAGTACTCGCAGAACGCTGCGTAGTTGTCGAGCAGGCGCCTGCGTCGCTTGTCGCGTGCTGCCGGGGTTTCGGCGGCCATGAGGGCGGTGTCGGTGATGGACTGCACCCTCTTGCAGTGCTCCTTCCACTGTTCGTAAGCCAGTTTCTGTTCCGCTTGTGTCGCCATGAGAACCTCCTACTTTATGCCCATCTGCTCGGTGATGTACAGGTCCTGATACTTGTTGATTGCCTTGATGAGTTCGGGAGTGACCTCAGGATCGACGGCTGAGCGGAACTCTATCCACTTGGAGAACGCCATGAACACTTCAATGGCATCCACCACGTTCGCCTTCTTGTCGAGCTTCTCGATGACCGCCGAGAGCTTTGCCAGTTTATCGCCGAGCCCGGCGATGAGCGTTGCGTCGTTGGAGGCGTTCACCTGGGTGATGAGCGTGTCGATGGTGAGCAGGAGTTTGTTTACTAACTCGGGGCGTGTTACGCTCTTTGCCGCCCTGGCCTCCTTCCACCCATCGGCGTTGCACCACTTGGATATGGTGACGCGGGAGACATCCACCTTCTCGGCGATCTCCGTCTGCTCCATGCCGGCGAGGTACAGTGACCTGGCCAGCGACTTTTTCTTCTCTGTATCTGCTTTCGTCATACGCATGAATGAATAATTACTCGGGCAAATTTGCGTCAGAAACGTGTGTGGGCAAAAAAAGTGTGTAACGGTTTCATAGAAGTGTGCAACCGTTGCACACTTTTTTCGTGAGGTGCGGACGATGGGCTAATATTGCATCGCAGTCGGGCGAAAACTACCCGGCGGAATGGATAAACAACAAAAAGCGATGAGCAAGAGAGTACGAATTTCAAACGACAGCCTGAACAGCTACGGCACGCGCGTGCTGACCTCGGGCATGGACGTGGGGCAGTACTGCCGTAATCCGGTACTGCTCTACCAGCACGAGCGCGGCAATGTCATAGGTTACGTGAAGGACCTGAAGGTGGAGAACGATGAGGTGACGGGCGAGCTGATGTTCGACGAGGCGTCCGAACTCTCGAAACGCTGCAAGAAGCAGTACGAGTTCGGTAGTCTGAGGATGGTGAGCATCGGCATCGACATCCTGGAGATGAGTGAGGAGAAGGAAGTTCTGGTCCAGGGACAGACCAGCCCGACCATCACGAAAAGCAAGCTCTTCGAGGTTAGCCTGGTGGACATCGGGGCGAACGACGATGCCATCGTGCTGCAGAAGGACGGGAAGCGTATCACGCTGGGCAAGGACGGGGAGTGTCCGTTGCCTGTACTGAATATCAACAAACCAAATCAACAGAAGGAAATGGAACAGAAAAAGCTGGCCTTGCAGTTAGGCCTGCCGGAAACGGCGGATGAGTCAGCCATCGAGGCTGCCATCGAACAGTTGAAGACCTCTAAGGCGGAGAACGAGACACTGAGGAAGGACAAGGATACCCTGACGCTCGCGGGCATCACCGCTGCGGTGGACACCGCTATCGGGGAGAAGCGCATCGGTGCAGACAAGAAGGAGCAGTTCATCGAACTGGGCAAGAAGGTGGGCTTGGAAGAGCTGCAGAATATCTTCGCCGCCATGTCGCCGCAGGTGAAGTTGAGCCGTACCATTGTGCCGCAGGGCGGAACATTTGGCGGGCAGGCAACCTACTCCAAGCTGAGCGAGGTGCCCTCTGATCGACTGATGGAAATCCGCGAGAAGCAACCGGACGAGTACAAGCGTCTGTACAAGGCGGAGTACGGCATCGATTGTGCCGATTACATGTAGAAGAATGTGAAACCCAAAACAAAAAGACAATGAAAATGAAAACGATTTTAACCATGTTTGCGGCTATCCTGTTCAATGCCTTGACGGGAGCCGTGTTCGGTACGGCAGTGGGTGTGTCTCCGGTGGTAGGAGCTGTCGGGGCGAACGCCATTGCCTCCCTTGTCGGAGTGGCGTTCCCGCAGGGAGCCCTGCGTGCCGGTGTGCTGAAGGAAATCTGGACGGGAGAGATGGTGAAAGCCTTGCGCGCCGGGCTGGAGTCATCTTGGCTGGACGGCATTCCCGACCAGTCGAGTATCGTAAACAACGATGTCATCCACCTGGTTGAAGTGGGCGTAGACCCCGACGTGTTGGTGAACAACACCACCTATCCTATCCCGTTGCAGGCTCTGGACGACAAGGACATCGCCATCAGCCTGGACAAGTTCCAAACGAAGGTCACGCCGATTACCGACGACGAACTGTATGCCATCAGCTATGACAAGATGAGCCGCGTGAAGGAGAGTCATGCTAACTCCATTAACGATTCCAAGTTTCAGAAGGCGGCGCATGCCCTTGCCCCGCAGAAGAACACGGCGAAGACCCCGGTCATTGCCACCACGGGAGATGATGACGGCACAGGCCGAAAGCGTATTACGAGGCAAGACATCATCTCCCTGAAGGAGAAGTTCGACAAGCTGCGCGTCCCGACGCAGGGACGTCGCCTGGTGCTCTGCAGCGACCATGTGAATGACCTTCTGATGGTTGACCAGAAGTTCGCCGACCAGTACTACAACTACACTACGGGCAAGATTGCTAATATGTATGGCTTTGCGGTGTACGAGTTCGCCAACAACCCGTACTACAGCACGGCGGGCGTGAAGTGTGCACTGAAGTCCACCACGGGCTATCAGGCCTCGTTCGCCTTCTACACCCCGAGAGTGTTCAAAGCTACCGGTTCGACGAAGATGTATTGGAGTGCGGCGGAAACCGACCCCGAGTACCAGCGCAACAAGGTGAATTTCCGCCACTACTTCATCTGCATGCCAAAGGTGGCTGATGCCATAGGGGCCATCTACAGTGCCGGCACCTCTACCGAGGGCAAGATTTCCGCAGACCCGACAACGGTGTCTATTCCCGCCGAGGGTGGAAGCCAGGAAGTAACGGTGACGGCGAGTGGTGACTACACTGTGGGTGAAGCCCCTGCAGGCTTTGAGGTAGAGAAAACCGCCTCGGGTGTAAAAATTACCGCTGAAGAGAACGCTACGGGCAGCCCCAAGAGTGGCACGCTGACCCTAACCTTGGACAGTGATGGTTCGAAGACGGTAAAGGTGACCATCAGTCAGCCACAGAAAGGAGCGTAGGAGATGGGAACGTTGCGATACCTTGTTATCCACTGTACCGCTACCCCTTGCGGGCGTGAGGTCACCGGAGCGGAGATCCGCCGCTGGCACACCTCCCCCGTGAGCCAGGGGGGCCGAGGTTGGAAGCAGGTTGGCTATACTGACCTCTTCCACCTGAACGGTGGGGTGGAGCGGCTTGTGAATAACAATGAGGATGCATGTGTCGACCCGTGGGAGGTGACCAACGGTGTCAAAGGTTACAACTCGGTGAGCCGCCATGTGGTATATGTGGGCGGTGTTGCCAGGGACGGCAAGACTCCGGAGGACACCCGCACCTCGTGGCAGAAGAGGGCCATGGAGCGATATGTGAAGGACTTCCACCGTCGCTTCCCCGGTGTGAGAATCGTGGGGCACAACGAACTGGCGGCGAAAGCCTGTCCGAGTTTCGACGTGCAGGAGTGGCTGAAGTCGATAGGCATCCATCAATAGGAGGGGAGGGCGATATGGAGTTCAGCGAGATACTCAACCTCGTACTGGGCGGCGGTCTGCTGGCGGCTCTTGTCGGTATTGTCACGCTCCGTGCCACGGTGCGGAAGGCGGAAGCTGATGCTGATAAGGCCAAGGCGGAAGCCGAGGCGGTGCGGATTGACAACGCTGAGCACGCCACCCGGATACTGATAGAGAACATTGTGGAACCATTAAAAAAGGAACTGAGTGAAACCAGGGAAGAACTGCGTGAGACCAAGAAGGAGTTCGGCTCGACCAAGCGGGAGATGGCACGCTTCCGCAAGGCTGTGGAGAGTGCCAATGGCTGTAAGTTTCGTGTTGATTGCCCTGTGCTTTCAAAGCTGCGGGACTTGCCGAAAGGCGACCGTCACGCAGACGTCGGCAGAAATCCGGGTATCCGCGGACAGCCTCACGCGCGAGGTGAGGGTGCTGAAGACGGTGACAGTGCCGATGTCGGAGGCGGTGCTGAAGATACCGACGGACAGCCTCCGTAAGCTCCCCGAGGCGGCCGAGTACCGCGCCAAGAGCGGGCAGGCCAGTGCGGTGGTGAAACACCGGGGCGACACGATTATCGTGTACGCCACATGCGATAGCCTTCAGCGGCAGTGCGAACGTTACGAGCGGGAGACCGCCCTATACCGGGACCGCCTGGAGGCATTGCAGTCGGCCGTTGAAACGGAAAAGGTTCGGCATACGAACCCCTTCCGTACAGCCGTCATCGCCTTTATTGCCGGGTTGGCGTCCGGCATAGTATTGACAATCCTAAAAATGAGAAGAAGATGAACGAAAATTTCATGTTTGGAATTGGCGCCGTGAAGTACAAGGACTTCATCGTGGGCTATATTGAAAAAGGGTCGTGGGATATGGGTGGTAAAAAGCCTGAGGCCGCACGTATTGAGGCGGAGCAGGTGCCCGGTACCCCGGTGCTGGTCATCCCGCAGTCGAACGGCAGCATCGCCCCTACGTTCAACATCATCCAGTTGAATTACGAGAACCTGCACAAGCTACTCGGTGGCAGCCTGCACTACAGGGCTGAGGATGTGGAGAAGGAGAATCCCGTTGGCTGGACGTCACCTTCGGCTGCCCTCCTGATGTCGGGCCCGTGGGAAATCGACCTCGTGTCCGGACAGAGCATCCTGATGCCGAACGCCACACTGCTGTCGAACCTCGGCGGAAAGTTGACACTGACGGAGACCGCGAAGGTCGAATGCTCGCTCGAGGTGGCGATGCCGGAGGACGGCGGCGCCCCCTATGGGGTGTTCAACACTGACGAACTCCCGACGGCGTGGAAGACGGGTGGGTACAAACTTCCGGAAGCCTCCGAATAGTAAACATTGTGGAGGTAGCTTATGGAAGATAGCGTCATCAGACAGATTCAGCGGGAGGGGGCTGATGCCCTCCTGGATATCGGAGTCAGCGTCCCGCTGAAGGCGTTTCGCCTACCGTGGAGAAAGACTCCCGTCGAGCTGCGCGTGACGATGAAGCGGCCTTATATGTCCGGGCAGATTCTTTTTGCCCGGACATACCTTTCCATGGGAGTAACGAGTGAGCAGATGTGGAACTTCACCAAAGAGGAGGAGATGCGTTTTCTCGCTGACCACGGACACAAGTTGAGCCGTATGGTGGCCTACACAATCTGTAGGGGCTGGGTTCCCCGTCACTTGCTGGTAGGTGCGGTTTCGTGGTTTGTACGCAACTTCATGGAGCAGCGTTACCTATTGGGTGTGGTGCGTCGTTTTGTCAGCCTGATGGGCACAGACCCTTTTATACCTATTATCAAATCAGCAGAGCGGACGAATCCGATGATGCTGAGAGTGAGCCGAAAGAAGGAGGGGAGTTAAAGAGCCGTTACGAGGGCTCCCATAGCCCCTTCGGGTTTGTGTGGCAGATAGCCGACGCTACGGGGTGGAGCGTGGACTACATTCTGAACAGGGTGAACTACCAGACTCTGATCATGATGCTGAGCGATGCGCCCCGTTACGTGAGAGACAAGAGTTCCGGAACCGACCGCCGAGAGAAGAGTGCGGAGGAGGAAGCCCGGGAGATTGCAGGATTTTATCAAAGCAAGCTATAAGAATGGAACCGGTAAGAATAGAATTCCTGATGGTGGACAAGCTGTCGCAGCGGCTTGACAAGGCAGAAGAGAAGACCGACGAACTGAAGAAGAAAACTTCCTCGGCCAATGACGAGATGCGCAAACTCGACCGCAGCGGCCTGTCGTTGGAGGGCACTGTGAAGAAGCTCGCCGCTGCGTTCACCATCAAGGAACTCGTGGGAAACATCACCAAGGTGCGTGGTGAGTTCCAGCAGCTGGAGGTTGCGTTCCGTACGATGTTGGGCAGCGCGGAGAAGGCCGATGCCCTGCTCATGCAGCTGACTCGCACAGCTGCCACGACCCCGTTCGGGCTGGAGGATGTGGCTCAGGGAGCCAAGCAGCTCCTTGCCTATGGACTTGAGGCAGAGAAGGTGAACGAGACTCTCGTGCGTCTCGGTGACATTGCAGCGGGTCTTAGCATTCCCTTGGGCGACCTTGTGTACCTTTACGGCACCACGATGGCGCAGGGACGGCTTTTTACACAGGACCTGAACCAGTTTACCGGTCGGGGTATCCCGATGATAAGCGAACTCGCCAAGCAGTTCGGTGTGGCCGAGAACCGAGTGAAGGAGTTGGTGGAAGCTGGCAAGGTGGGTTTTCCTGAGGTGCAGGCCGTCATTGAGAGCTTGACCGACGAGGGCGGCAAGTTCGGCGGGTTGATGGAGGAACAGAGCAAGACCATAACCGGGCAGATCAGCAACATTGAGGATGCCATTACGATGATGTTCAATGAAATTGGACAGCAGAGCGAGGGTATCATCAACACTACGCTCAGTGGCGTATCGTATATGGTGGAGCACTACGAGCGTTTTGGGCGCATTCTGCTCGGCCTTGTGGGTACCTACGGGGTGTACCGTACTGCCATCATGGCCGTGGTTGCCATGAAGGGATGGGCCACAGCAGCGGAAGCCCTGCATTATCACTGGCTCGTCCTCGTGGAGCGGGCTCAGAAGTTACTCAACGCCACGATGCTTGCCAATCCATACGTGCTTGTTGCCACGTTGCTTGCCGGGGTGGCAGTGGCGCTCATATCAATGAAGACCGAGACCGAACGTCTGCAAGAAGCCGAGGAAGAGTATCAGAAGCAGAAGCAGAAGACCATCGAGGCGGAGGAGGAACACCTGCGCAAGATGAACGAGCTGTGCTCCATTGCCGGGGATGAGGCTGTGGCCACGGACGCCCGCCGTGAGGCTCTGAACCAATTGGAGCAGAAATACCCGGACATCTTCGCCAAGTACGACACAGAGTACGAGAAACTGAAGAACATCAAGCAGATCAAGGAAGAGATAGCCGAGTTGGAGGGCAAGAAGTCCATATCCAATCCGGCGAATGAACTGGCTGAGGTGGAGAAGGATATAGCTGATCTGGAGGCCAAGAAAAAAACCGAGCGTTGGGAGGATGCCAACGGCAGCGGTACGAGGATGAGGAAGGTCGGGGGTCTCACCTCCGACGAGGAGGTTCGGCTGAAGAACCTGAGGAACAAGCGGGCCGAGTTGCAGGAAGCCGTGCGAAAGGACCAAGTGGATGCCTATTTCGCTGATTTAACTGGAATTAGCAACGAAGATTTGGAAGCTCAGATTCGGCAGCGTAAGACCCTACTTGCTCGGATGAAAATGCAGGGCGTCGAGAATGGCAAAATTACCTATGGCAACGAACTGCTTCGGGGTACATACAGCAGGGACGAACTGCAGTACCAGCTCAATAAACTGACCTCCGAGCAGAACCGGCGTAACCTGCCTACGGACTCGAGTTCCGATTGGGCGGCCTCTGCCAAGAAGAAGTACGAGGAAGCCCTGAGGGCGTACAACGACTTCATTCAGAACACGACCAACGCCCTTACGCAGGAGGACTTTGAGAAGAAAGCAAAGGAACTGAAAGATGCAGCCGATGCCGCCAAGAAAGAGTATGACCGTGTGAAGCCAGGGGAAGACAAGGATACAGAAGCCTCCCGGAAGCGGCGCGAGCGCCAGGAAAAAGAAGCCGAGCAGCAGCGGAAACTGTCCGAGAAGCTGGGGCAGGAGCTTACGAAGCTGCAGGAGGCGAACGACGAGGCCGACATCGAGGCTATGGAGGACGGGCTTCAGAAGAAGCTCCGCCAGATAGAGCATGAATATGAGGCCCGCAAGAACGAGATTGCCCAACAAGAGTCGGACTGGAAGCGAGACAACAGGAAGGCCAGCGGAAGCGGGGAGTTGTCGGAAGAGCAAAAGTCTGCTCTGGATACTGCCACTGAACTCAACGAGGCCAAACGCCGCCGGAGTACTGCGGAAGCCTACAAAGCGGAGTTCGATGCCATGCGTGAACACCTGAAGCAGTACGGTACCTTCCAGCAACAGAAACTCGCCATTGCCGAGGAGTATGCCGAGAAAATCAGTAAAGCGCAGAGTGAGGGTGAAAAGCTATCTTTGAGCGTGGAGCGAGACAGTCGGCTTGCCGGGGTGGAGGCGCAAGAACTGCGGGCCTCTATCGACTGGGCTACGGTGTTCGGTGAGTTTGGTGGCATGTTCTCTGACATGGTAAAACCCGTATTGGAGGATGTGAAGAAATATATGCAGACCGACGAGTTCCGGAATGCCGACCAAGATAGCCAGCAGGCACTCGTGGAAGCCTATCGCCAGATGATGGAGGTGACGGGGGATGTGGGCAAGACCAGCTTCAAGAAACTGGGAGCCGATGTCACTGCCTACCAGAAGGCTTTACAGGCACTCAGGGAGGCGCAGGAGGAGTACGGTACTGTCTATGCTGAGCTGACTGCGGCGCAACAAGAGTATGCCCGTGCACAGGCTGAAGGCACCGATGCCGAGAAGGAGGCGGCTGCGCAAACCTTGGAGATTGCGCAGGAGAATGCCGCAGCCGCCCAAGAGAATATCTCCACCTTGCAAGAAGCGGCAGACACCGCCGGGCAAGCCCTCCGAAACTCTGCGACGAGTTTGAAGTCCAGTATGGATAATGTGAAGAACGGACTTCAGCAGATAGCCTCCGGAAGTATCAGCGGAGCTTACGAAGGACTTATTTCCCTCGGTAAAGGGGCGAAATCACTTGAGGGGAAGTTGGGAGATGCTTTCGGTAAGATGGCAGACAAGCTGGAGAACGTGCCCATCATCGGCTGGATTGTCTCTATTATTGATATTTTCAAGGACGGATTGAGCGTGGTCGTCGGCGGATTACTTGATGCTGTGTTTAACGCTGTAAGTGGCATCATCGACGACGTTCTGTCCGGTGATTTGTTCAAGACCATCGGTGAGAGCCTACTGAAAGGGGTGGGCAAAATCTTTGATGCGTTGACCTTCGGTGGCTTCTCCAGCTGGTTTGGTAGCGGGGACAGTGACAAGACCTTGGAGGAGGACATCGAGTACCTGACAGCCTCAAACGAGGACCTGAAGCAGAGCATCGACAACCTCGCCGAGAAGATGGAAGACGTGGCGCTACAAGATGCCTCCGGGGTGTATGAAGACCAGAAGCGCAAATTGGAGCAGTCGATGGCCAACACACAGGAGATGATGCGCCGTTCTGCTGCGGCTTACAGCAACGGCTTCCTCGGCATAGGCGGGTCGCACTCATCTAACAAGAAAATCAATGATGCGATGAGTGATGCGGACTGGGATCGCATCAGTGCGATTGTGGGCCGTCGTATTGGCAGTGCCAGCGACTTCTGGGGGCTGAGTAGCGAGGAGATGGCGAAGGTGGCGGATGAGGCTACCGACCTGTACTCGAAAATCAAGAGCCATGCCGATGACGGCTACAAGAACGCCGCACAGTACATGGACGAGTATATTAGCTACTATAAGCAGTTGGAGGAGCTGCAGGAGGCGTACTACGAGAAGCTGACTGGTGTGCCGTTCGACAGCCTGCGTGACAGTTTCAAGAACACGCTCCTGGATATGAGTTCCGATGCGGAGACCTTTGCCGAGGACCTGAATAAGACCATGCTCGACGCCGTGATAGAAGGTATGATGAGCGGGGAGTACACTGAGCGCCTACGCGAGTGGTACAAGGCTTTCGCCGAGGCAATGAAGGACGGCACTATGACCGATAAGGAGGCGGAAGCCCTGCGTGCGGGATACAACAGCATCGTGGAGGATGCCCTGGAGGAGCGGAACGCTCTCCTGGAAACCTTGGACATCGACCCGACGGAAGGCACGGAACAGAGTGCGAAGGCGGGCGGGTTCACCACAATGACGCAAGACCAGGGCACGAAGCTCGAGGGTATGTTCACGAGTGGGCTGCAGCACTGGAGTAGTATGGACGAAAAGATGGAGAGTGTGGTGGACAAGATGAACACCGCCGAAGGGCATCTTGCTCGCATCGAGGAGAACACCAAGGCGAGCGCATCGCACCTCAGCGAAATCAAAGAAGAGATACGGAAAATCATACGTGACGGACTTAAATGCAAATGACATGGACAAGATATTGGCTGGACTGGTATTGGTGAACGGCACGGATATCTGGCAGGCATACGGCGTGTTTCTCGTGGAGGACACTCCCCAGGGCATGGACAATCTGACGGCTATCCTCACGCCGAGCAAAACCAAGGCAGACACGGCGGTGAATATCCGGGAGGATAACGGCGAGAAATACTCCGCTGTGCTCACCCCGAGGAACGAGGCGAGGGACGTGACACTCCACTTCGCCCTGTACAGTAAGAGCCGTGAGGGGTGGCTGAAGAGCTACTTTGCGTTCATCAACTTCCTGAAGAAGGGGGAGGACGGGTGGCTCAACCTCTCGTTCCCGCAGCTCGACTTGACGCTGCGGGTGAAATACTCAGACAGCCCAAAGTTTAAGCCGCTGACCTACTTGTGGAAGGAGGGTGTGCATGCCGGGAAGTTCAAGGTAAAGTTTCGGGAGCCGGTTCCGGTGATATGAACGAATTATAACGCTATTAGAACAGCATTCAAATGATAATCCTATACGACAGCAAGGGAGGTAGGAAAGTGGAGGTCGCTCCTGGCGACAGCAGCACGCAGGTGAAGGAGGTGCAGGGCGACAACATACTGACGCTCTCCTTCACGCATTACGCCCATATCCCGCTCGACGTGAACGACTACACGGACTATAGGGGCGAACGCTACTGGTTGACGGAGCGTTACACTCCGAAGCAGAAGAGCGAAGGACAGTGGGAGTACGACCTGAAACTCTACGGCATCGAGAGCCTGATTAAAAGGTTCCTTGTTCTGGAGACTACGGACGGGAACGCCGAGCCTGAGTTCACGCTGACCGCCACCCCGAGGGAGCATGTGGCGATGGTTGTCAGGTGCATCAATGACGGTATGGCCCACACCACCGACTGGAAGGTCGGACAGGTGGATGGCACGGAGCTCATCGTCATTGACTACGAGGGGAAATACTGCGACGAAGCCCTGAAGGAGATCGCCGAGAAAGCGGGTGGGGGAGCCGAATGGTGGGTAGAAGGGCAGACCGTAAACGTGTGCCGTTGCGAACATGGCGAAGAAATTGCCTTGGGATACGGCAAGGGACTCACGGAGCTTGAACGGGATACTGGCAACACGGCGAAGTTCTACACCCGTCTGTTCCCGATTGGCAGCACCCGGAACATCGATCCCGAGCGGTACGGGCATCGCCGCCTGATGCTCCCTGGCGGAAAGCAGTATGTGGAGACCCGCACGGCGGAGTACGGCATCTACGACCACTACGAGAAGGAGGCCTTCAGCGACATCTATCCCCGCCGTACAGGCACGGTGAGCAGCGTGCGCAGTGAGAACACCAAAGACAAGGACGGTAACGCCTTCACTATATACTACTTCAAGGACACGGCGCTCGACTTCGACCCGAACAGCTACGAGCTGCCCGGGGAGACCAAGCGGGTGTCGTTCCAGGATGGTGACCTTGCCGGCATGGGGCAAGGCGACGACCACTTCTTCGAAGTGAACTACGACAGCAAGAACAAGGAGTTCGAGATCATCACGATATGGCCGTATGATGATGACACGCAGGTGCCGGGCGGCAAGGTCGTACCGAAGGTGGGCGACCACTATATCCTATGGAACATTCGCATGCCGGACGAGTACTACCCGGCAGCTGAGGCGGAACTTGCCGAGGCTGTGGAGAAATACAATGAGGAGCACTGGCGGGACATCTCCGTGTACAAGGCTCCCACCGACCACGTGTGGGTGGAGGAACATGAGGCCGACCTGTATGTCGGACGGCGTGTGCGGTTGGAGAGCGAAAAGTACTTCCCAGAGACGGGCTACCGCCAGAGCCGCATCACGAAGATCACCCGCAAGGTGAACCTGCCCGGACAGATGGACCTTGAGATTAGCGATGCCCTGCAGAGCGGGGCTCTGGAGCGGGTGAACGACAGCATCGGCGAGCTCAAGAACTACACGAAGAGCCGGACTGAAGGGACTGCCCTGCCCGACATTATCCGGAGTTGGGACGAGACCCTGCCCACGGACAACAACCTCTTCTCCGCACGGCGAAGCCAGAAAGAGTTCCTGAACAAGCACAGGGCAGACACCGCCACGCAGCCCATCGGGTTTCTTCGTGGTGTGACCTTCGGGGAAGGGGGTTGCGGCGTGGATGGGCTGGGTAATGCCGAGTTGCTTACCCTCGTTATCCGGGAACTGCTCCGCTCCGCCAAGTTTGTGGACGGCATGACCGGGGAAGGATGGCAGGTGTGGATGGACCAACTGACGGGGCTGACGAACCTGACCATCGACAAGGTTACCGTCCGGCAGTCGCTGGTGGCGTTGGAACTGCTCATCGAGAAGGTGCGGAGCGTGTGCGGGCAGCTCATCGTCTCCGCCGCAAGCGGCAAGATACGGGACGTCATCCAGCAGGGCGACAGCTACCGTATCTTCTTTGAGCAGGAATGCACCTTTGCCGCCCACGACCTGATGCGCTGTGCCACCTTCTCTGGTGGCAGACAGAAAGCCTACTGGGTGGAGGTCGCACAGGCAGACGCTACGGGCGTGACTATCCCCGTGAGCGAGTTCAACGGTGTCGTCCCGGAACCCGGTGACGACTGCGTGCTGATGGGCAACACCCAGGACAGGCTGCGCCGCAACCTCATATCTATTTCTGCCACCGGGGATGGGCAACCGAGGGTCGATGTGTTGGACGGCGTGCATGATAAGAACTTCGAGGGATGTCTGCGTTGCCGCTTCGGCTGTCTGGACGGCATCAAGGATAGCTACTTCCCGGCGGACAAGCAGCCGAAGGGGTACGGTCTCTATGGCGACAACGTGTTCCTGCACGGCACTTTTGTACTGATGACGGGTGAGGATATCCTGACCCGTTTCGAGATTACCGATGGCAAGATATTCGCGGCGGTGGATGGGCTTCGCCAGGAACTGCGCGAGGAGCAGAGTTACTTCGATAACACCTCCTTCGCCGAGGGCAGAGAGAAGTGGAACACCGGCACGAACGCCACTTTCCTGACTTTCGGCGGCAAATGGATTTGGGTGAACAGTTCCGTGTTCTCCTCCAGACCAGAAGGCTATGCTGAGATACGCCATGACGGTACAAACCCCTATGCCTATATCCGTGGTGGGTACATCATGCAGAAGTTGGAAGACTTCCGCCTCGTGCCGGAATATCGGCAGACCAACAGCGAGGGACTGCGCGTTCCCGGAGTGGTGTACCTCTCGTTTATGTACCGAGTGGAGAAGGCGGGGACGTTGCGCATCGAGTTTGTGAATTCGGATAAGAGCGGCTTCGAGAACTTCAACATGTTCTACCACGAGGAAGAGCTGGAAGCCACGAACGGCTGGAAACTGTTCAACCTCGACGGGTTGTGGAACGGTACAGGGGACTTCAAGCTCTCGTTCACGGGCATCATCTATATCTCACTGTTGGTGTTCTCGACTAACAAGGCGGATGCGCTTACCTACAAGTACCGGACACTCTTCGAGCAGAGTGAGCGTTTAGTGAAAATCTCAGCGGCGGTGTTCGACCGGGACGAGAATATGTTGCAGGAGACAGGGCTTGTGGTCAAGCCAGAGGGAGCTGGCTTATACGCCCAGGATGCCAACGGTAAGGTCGCCCTTATTGGTGTGAGCGTGGAGGAAGAGGATGAATACGGAAATACCCGGAGTAAAATAAAACTGACGGCGGAAGATATAATTCTCGAGGGGGCGATTACTGCTAATGGCAATTTCAAAATATTGGAGGATGGCAGTATAGAGACGCATAAAGCTACTATTCTGAATTCAGAACTAACGAATGTGCGAATAAACGGAGCTATCAGAACCCCTTTCCGTGACGGTTATTATTCTTTGTCAGACGATGGAGGAATATCTTTATCCACTCTCGGATTGCAGAACAATAACAATGTGGTAATTCCTGAAACGAACACAAGTTGGATTACTGCAATCGTCATTCCATTTACCCCAGAGTATAATGGGTTCAGAGCTGTTCTGATGAATGACGACTGGGGAAGCGGTAAGGCTGTCGGGGTGTTGCAACATACGGCTCCAGATGGCAAATATTATTTCGAAGACGGTGTGCAGAAAACAACACTTTCCATTCCTCCCCACAGCGGAGTTGAAATGATTGGATTCGGGGAGGGGAACGATTTTAAGGGGTGGATGATTGTGAATAGGATATATCGGAAAGATAATCATAATGGATACTCCCTGCGTTTGATGTTTCATGGTATTGTCCGGGACAACAAGATGGTAAAACTCAAAAAATACAACGACGAGGATATATCATTTTCGAGAATAAGTGAAGGTCGATATAGAATAACGTTTGGGGTTCCATTCTCTGATGCAAATAACTATGCCGTTTTCCTTACAGGATATGCCGCAGGTGTTGGTAGGTATGCTTCTGTAATGGAACAGACAACAAACTATTTTGATGTTTATACGGGAGATGATTCTTCCCCGAATGACGGGGGATTTCAGTTTCTTATAATCAATACTTCGGGAATGTATATATAATTAGGGTGTTATGGTAAAATTGAATTTCAAATCATTTCCTGTTTACACGGGGGTAAGTAAAAGAACCCAAAGGGAGATTGATATTCGTGAGGCTTTTGCCGATTTGATTTATACGAGCGTGAATGGTATCCGTTCTCATGCCCTTGCATTGAAAATTTACCAGAGTGAAGGCGAGACGGAGTTCACGACCGAAGAACTAATGTTAATCAGACGTGTTGTAGAAGCAAAATGCCTTCCCGGTGTGATAGACGGATTGGACGATATGTTGAACAAGAACTTGAAAACCGATAAGGAGTAATGAGTATGGCAGAAGAAATGACAACGGAACAGCTCGTGCAGGAGGTTCTTGCGCGGGTACAGGAGTCGTCGAGCAGCATCGAGGACCTGGAAAGCGTGACCTCGCTCGATGGCGTGAAATCGCTCCCGGCACAACGGGGCGATGAGTTGGTGAATGTGCCCCTGGACATCTTCCAGAAGCCGGCCAAGGACGCGGCGGCTTTGGCCAATGCTGCAGCCAATCGTGCGGACGAAGCCGTCAAGGAACTCGGAGATGCGGGAAACAGGGCGAACGAAGCTGCAGGCAAAGCCGAAACGGCCACAGAGGAAGCCAATACGGCGGCCGAGGCGGCTCTGAATGCCGCCCAACTGGTGGAAGACACCTCCGGTGCGGCACTCCGCGGAGCTACCGCGCGGTTCTCGCGCATGGTGGACACCGCCACGATAACTGAAGAAAGCACCTCTCAGACAGGTGGAGAGGTCGTGTATGTACGCTCCTTGTGCCGTTTCGCCTATTTTGCGGGCGGGACTTATTATGGCAACTGGAATGTGCAAGACGTATCTCCTGCCGACCTGTTCATGAACGCAACGCGCACGGAACTGCTTAAGGACAAGGCGTACCTGTGCGGGGATGCACTGTATGTCTGGGACGGCGCGAAAGGTTCGCTGGTGAAGAGCAGTGGCGGAGGCAGCGGGAGTGGTTTCTACAACGTGACCCTGCGTCACCCCCTTGGGAGCGGCTACTACACCAAGGATACCGCCGTGGCTGTGATGTCCTCCGCGGAGATTGAGGATGCCGACAAACCTGGTACGATCATCACCTTCGAGGCGGCAGCTGGGCGATGGGAGGACTATCGCTACGAGGGCACGGGTACGGACAGCTGGACGGAACCCGCGGCATGGAAGCGCTTTGGCGGCGGGGACGCCATCAAGACCATCCATGTGACGAGAGGCACGACGAGCGATACCCTGAATGCCGATGAGCAGGGCGGAGTCTCGCTTGACATCCCGGTGGTGGAGGTGGACCAGAACGTGAACGAGAACTCCACGAACCCCGTCAGCGGCAAGGGTGTCGCTGCGGAGCTGAAGAAGTTCGGCGGCAGCTACGGTGCGGCCCTGCAGCTGAACGAAATCGGGGAGGGCGACGATAAGGCCTACTCATTGAGCCTGCTGAACGAGCAGGGCGAGGTCATCAGTACCAGCGACCAGTTCACGGGCGGCGGTGGAGGCTCAGTCTCCACCACGAAGATCGTGCTGACCCGCCTGACCGCCAACAAGACCGTGAAGAAGGGTGACGAGGTGAAGCTGTCGTACAAATACGACCAGGTAGACACCACGACCGGTGAGAGCACCGGCAACCCTGCGCATGTCACGGTGACCATCACGCAGGGCGCGAACAGCAGCACGTTGACTTCCATCGCTTCGGCCGGCAGTACGAACACCGTCGATGTGACCCCGTACATGGGCATCGGCACGAACACCGTTCGCCTGCGTGTCGAGGTAGGCGAGGGGGCAGAGATGCAGGTGAGCCAGGCGACTTGGAGCATCAATGTCGTGCAGCTGGTGCTTACCAGCTCCTTCAACATCGCCACGGCGGTAAACAGGGGACAGGTGGTAAGCATACCTTATGCCCTTACGGGAGCCGGTAACAAGACCCTGCGTTGCTACGTGGACGGAGTGGACACGGAAGACCGCACCATCACCGCCTCGACGGCCAACGGCTCGCTCAGTGTGGCCACCTCCGGCATGGCGCACGGCACGCACGGCGTGCAGATCGTCGTCGAGCTGGAGCTTCCGGACGGCACGACCATCAAGAGCAACAGCATCTACTTCGGCATTGGGGTTCGGGAAACGGGCAACAGCACCCCGGTCTTCTCCACTCGTTTCGACTATGCCGACGGGGCGGTCATCGGCGCTGGCGACACTCCGTATATCCAGACCAGGCAGTTCGACAGCTACAAGGTCACCTATGCCGCCTACAATCCGCTGGAGACCCCCACGAAAGTGGACGTGACGGTCGGCGGACGACTCGCCGCCTCGTCGATGGTGGCGTTCGGGACGCAGATTCTGAACCTCCGGGCGGAGAACTACGGGGAGGAATCCTGCTCGCTGACTTGTGGTACGGCGGTCTATCCATTCCGACTCGTTGCAGAGAAGAGCGACCTTGACATCAGCGAACCAGCAGACGGGCTGAAGCTGAAACTCTCGGCCCAGGGCAGGAGCAACAGCGACGTGAACCGCGACGAATGGAGTTATAACGGAATAAGAACAACGTTCGATAACTTCAAGTGGGGCGGGGACGGCTGGATGGACAACGCCCTCCGCCTCCGGGACCAGGCACGTGCCACCGTGGACTACCGCCCCCTGCAGCAGCCCGATCAGAACGTCTCCAACGCCTTCGCCTTTGTGGTTAAGTATAGGGTGACAGAGGTCGTGGACGATGATGCCGAGGTCATTCGATGCGTGGATGCTGACGGCACGGGCTTTGTTATCACGGCGCAGGAGGCGAGGTTAACGACCCGGGGTCACAGCACGCTGTCGATGAAGATGGCGGCTGGCGAGACCTACGAGGTCGCCTTCGTGTCGCATCCCCAGAGCACGGACGGCTCGTCGGACTACGAGAAACTGAACACGGAGATGGTGTACCTGTATATTAACGGCATCATGTCTGGGTCGGTGCAGCGCGGTACCGCCGACAGCGTGTACCAAAATGCCCCGGCTCGGATAGAGCTGGGTGCTGAGGGAGCCACGACCGACGTGTACCTGCTCCGCGCCTGGGATACCTACCTGAGTGATGCGCAGGTTCTGGACTGCTACATGCTCGACCAGGACACGGCCGACGCCATGCTGGAACTGTACGAGAGTAACCAGGTGATAGATGAGAATGGCAACGTGACGGTGGACTGCGTTCCGGAAGGAATGCGTTACCTAATTATCACGGGACGGGAGGACAACGGCGTTCCAACGGTGCTGCAGGCGGCGGTGAACAACGATAAGGACCCAAAGTACGACGTGGACGAGATGCTTTGTGTGGTCAAGGGGCGGCCGGAACTGAACTTCCGGCTCGTAGGTGGCTGTATCCGCCTGCAGGGCACCAGCTCGCTCGCGTACCCGATAAAGAACTATCGCATCTACCTGAAAAACGCCTCCAAGGTGGCGGGCGAGCTGTATCTTGGCTGTAACGAACAGGGTGTGGGCGGTGAGCTCCAGAGCACGGTGAAATACTCCTTCCGCCAGGCCTCGGGACAGCGGAAAGCCGCCGCCCCGGTGGACTGCTTCTGCCTGAAGGCAGACTATGCCGAGTCGTCCAGCTCCCACAACACGGGTATGGCGAAACTCGTGCAGAACGTGCTGACGGAGGCCGGGGAACTCACCCCGGCGCAGAAGCACTGCGCAGAGAGCTACGCATACGATGTGCGCACCACCATAGACGGCGAGCCCTGCTACCTGTTCTATCGTGGCACTTTGGAGGAGACCCCGCAGTTCCTGGGCAAGTTCAACTTCAACAATGACAAGTCGACGGAGTCAGTGTTCGGCTTCCTGGATATCCCCGGCTACCATGACCAGGCATGGATGACGGAGAAGTTCGACGGGGAGAACCCGACGGAGTGCTGGGAATTCCTGAACAATGACTACCCGATGGGCATGTTTCTCGACGATGACTTCGACACGAAGGGCGACGATGGAAGCCCGAACTGGCTGAAGGTGTTCGAGGCACGGTTCCCGGATGATGATGACATCAATGCGGAGTATGAGGCGGGGACGAGGAAACCCAAATACCTCGAACCCCTGGTAAAGTGGGTGAAGAGTACGAAGGACGACGGGGCGAAGTTCAGAGCTGAGCTGGCGGACTGGTTCGACGTTGACTACCTGTGCGACTACTACATGTTCACCGAGATTATGGGTTGCGTGGACCAGCGTGTGAAGAACATGATGATGGGCTTTTGGTACGACCCAGACAGGGACAAGGTGCTCGCCTATATGATCTTCTACGACTGTGACACCATCCTCGGTGTCAGGAACGACGGCCGTCTGAAATATGGCTGGGACATTGACGAGGAGACAACTGACCCGGAGCTGAGCATGGACGGGAAAATTGTGTACGCCTATGCAGGGCATGACAGCGTGTTGTGGAAGAACCTGAGGGAGCAGTTCCCCGATGAGCTGCAGGCAGCCTACCGCCGTATCAGGGAACGGATGACCAACAGCACCGTCTTCAACATGTTCGATACGGAGCAAAGCGCAAAATTCTGCGAGCGCATCTACAACCTCGACGCACAGAACAAATATGTGGAGCCGAAGACCCTCGGAGTGGAGGTGAACCGAGACGGGGAGGTGAGCAAGGTGAAGTACTCCTACCTGGAAGCCATGCAGGGCAGCCGTAAGGCACACCGGCACTGGTGGGTTACCAATCGCATGGGACTTCTGGATGCGAGGTACAGCACGGGTCAATACACGGGCACAGATATCAGTTTCAAGGGCAACTCGGCCGCTGGTGCGACGGTGAAAGCTACTCCGGCGCGGGACTTCTATTTCGAATTCCGCAGAGAGGGTACGACGATGGCGCACGATGCCGTAACGAAGGACGAGGAGTGGAGCTACACCTACGACCAGATGGCAAATATCGGCACTATCTTCCATTTGTACGGCGGGGCGTGGATGAAGAAGCTCAATCTTAGCGGCTGGGGCGGCTTCACGGACATGAGCCTGCCAACCCTTCCCGTGCTTGAGGAATTGGTGCTGGGGAGCAGGGAGAACACCTACGCCCTGACCGAACTTGTCCTCGGTACGAAACTTCCAATGATGCGTCGGCTGGAGATCGTGAACTATGTCAACCTCCCGACGCTCGATGTGTCTGGCTGTAATCGTCTGGAGGAGGTGGACGCTTCTGGTTGCTTGAAACTGGCGACTATCACCTTTGCCGAGGGTGCCACGCTGAACAAATTACACCTGCCAGAGAACTATCAGACGCTTACTCTGCGGTCCATGCGTTATCTGGATTGGGAAAATATCGTCTTCGATGAGAAGAAGAACTTGACGGGCCTATGGGTGGAGAATTGTGCCCTTATCGACGGCAAGCAGGCGTTTGATGAATTGTTTAACCTGAAAGGGGCCCTGAAGTATGTTCGTATCACAGGGATTGACATGGAAGGGGACGGCAGTGATTTGAAGGCATGGTACGATGCTGGACTGGGTGGCTTCGATGCGCAGGGCAATCCTGTGAACGGGCGCTGCAAGCTTATCGGCACCTACCGTCTGACCAAGTATCTGGAAGAGGAACCCTACGCGAAATATGTTGCGTACTTTGATGAACTGAACATCCGGCAGCCGGAGTACACGATGCTTGAGTTCGATGATACGGTATCGGATGATGCCAATATCAGCAACCTCGACAACAAGACCGGGTACAAGTACGGCAATGACTACGAGATGAGCGCGCACGTGTCGGCCATCTTCCGCCAGCGCCAGCGCGTACTTGCCAAAGTTACGAAATTGCCCACCAAGCGTCAAGTGAATATGGCGGGGCAGGATGTGGAGGTGAACAATCCGGACGGGGAGATGACCTGCTACCCACTACATGATGCCAACTCGAACTACTACGCCGACGCTCAGGACATCAGCTCCTGCAGCGTTGCCAAGCTGAACGGCCAGGAGGGCGACTTGATGATGTATGAGCCGTTCTTCTGGAGCAAGGGGGTGAACGACTACCTTGGAGGAAAGCATTACAGCTGCTACAGTTCCAATCCTAAAGACCGCATGCCTTCAATCCCGGAGGCTACGGTACTGACGCTCGAAGACCTCAAGGGTACGCTTGGTGGTTACCAGAAAGGAAAGAAGATCATGAGCGGTAAGACGTCGCTCGAAACATCATACAGCACAGATAGCAACTACTCCGTCTGCATGATCTCCGTTGAGGGCTACAAGCGTGTGCGTTTCCCAAGTGTTCCAGGTACCAACCTTGTAGGTTCTATTTTCACGGACGAAGAGGGGCATATCCTCGGAACTGTTGTCGTATCGACCCTGGGCAGCCGCTTCGAGCCCGGTATGTACCTTATTGCTGATGTTCCGCAGGGGGCGACACGGTTATATTTCTCTATCCTAAACACCGCGGAGTTCGACAAGGTGGTGCTGTCGAACAGCGACCGTATTGAGGACATGGAGCCGGATTGGGTGGCCAACGATGAACACCTGTGTGCCGTAGTGGGTAGCAGTGTCGTTGGTAGTAAACTTCGAGCTTGTATCACCGGGAACAGTACGGTGGCAAGTATGACGTGGAGTGACTTCCACTACTACAGCCAGCAGCGTGGCATGCAGCAGATCGATGCGCTGATGCACTCCCGCATCGCCAACCTTTTTTATGCCCGTTACGGGCGGAGGGACAGCCAGGAGCAGTGTGGGGCAGGCTATCACAGCAGCGCTCGAGTTACAGGTGGCACGATGGGCTACGGTATGCAGGACACCATCGGTTTCGAGGAAGCCCATTCCATCGACCCTAATGTGACGAATTCGCTCATCGACGGGCTTGTCCACCAGTACGCTTGGTATCGCGGGCAGGACGAGTACGGCAAAGTGAAGGTTACGCAGGTGAATAACATCTGCTGCCTGGGCTATGAGGACATTTATGGTAACAAGTACGACATGATGGATGGTGTAGACCTGCCCAACGACAGCGGGAATGCCGGCAAGTGGCGTATTTGGATGCCTGACGGCACTACAAGAATGGTGAAAGGCATGACCAACAGTGGCTGGTATATCACGGCAGTGGCGCATGGCAAGTATATGGACATGGTTCCTGTCGGGAGTCTGAACGGTTCGTCCTCCACTTACTATGCCGACATGTACTACATAAGTACTGCAGCCAGCCGTGTGGTTTATCGTGGCC